ATTGCTTGATCGTTGACACCGAAGAGGGAAGTGATTACGTGTCTGCTCTGAAGGTGAAGATCAACAGTGTTGCTGAGTTACTCGAACTCTCAACTGCGATTGTGAAGGATGGATGCAAATACAAATTCATTGCGATTGATACGATCACGCGTGTAGAAGATTGGTGCGAGATTCATGCGACACGGATGTATCGCCAATCGGTAATTGGCAAGAGTTTCGAGGGCAAGTCTGTCCTTGAATTACCACAAGGGTCAGGCTACTTCTGGCTTCGTAAAGCATTTGATGAAGTGCTTGCTGCAATCAGACCAATGGGAAAGCATATCATTCTTGTCGGTCATTTGCGAGAGAAGTTTCTTGGTGGCAAAGACTTGAAGTCTGATACTGCTGTTTCATCGAAAGATCTCGACTTGACAGGCAAGATCAAACAGATTGCTTGCTCTCGTGCAGACGGAATCGGTTACGTGTTTCGTCATCCTGTGTCAAAAGCGTTGACGATTAACTTCGAATCATCGGAGACGATTAACTGCGGAGCGCGATGTGATCACTTGAAAGGTAAGACTTTCGATATGTCTGGAGATGGATTAGCTTGGAAACAAATCTATACAACAATTTGACCTCACGTTGAGGTTAATGGGTGGCGACCTTCCGCTAATGTCAGAAACAGAAACAAAAACAAAACAAAATGAGCACCATACTAAAACCCACACAAACCGCCGAAGGTAACGCACAGGTCAGCAACTTGACCCGCAGTCAGCGTCTTCCGAAGGACAACTACATTGTCCGTTGTAAGAAGTCTACTGCCGAAGTCAGCAAGACCAGTGGTAAGCCGATGATCAAGATGGTCTGGGAGATTGCACGCCCTGACTCCATCGAGATCAATGGCAAGCCCACTGCGATTGCTGGAATCGAGTTGAAGCCAAACTATCTTGTGTGCCACACTGACCCGGCCGATGCCAAGAAGAACGAGCGCCTGTTTAATACGCAGGTGATGTTCGGTATCGAACCCGGTGTTGATGTTGACGACCTCGAACCTTATGCGAAAGCATTTGAGGGCAAGGTTGCCAATGCAATCTGTGGTGCAGAAGAGTATGTTCAGCGCAAGGATCTTACCGATGCAGAGATTGCTGCTGGTAAGACTCCACAGGAAGCTGAACCTATTCGCATGGAAGATGGAACTGAAGTGAAGGGATACAACTGTGTCCTCATTCAGTTGCTTGAAGCTTCCAGTGTGCAGCTTCCGCCTCGTAATGAGGTGATGTAAGGAGTGAGATGAAGTGAACTGTGTGGTCCCGAGCAGTCGGTGTGAGATCGGGACACTCTCTGAGATATGAAACTACTACGTGAATTTTGTGAGATTGTGACTGAACACATTCCAGTGTTCCTTTTCACAGGTTTTGTTTTGCTCTTGCTGGGCTTACTTGTTTGTTGCTTTCAATCAGCTAAGCTTTCACACGAATACAAAATGGAACTCCTCAAACAAGGTAAGGTTTCCATCGAGTCGATCAAGTAACTCTTCTCCAATCCAATCCACGAAGTGCCTACTCCAAAATCATTTCACCATCCTCCAAAGCTAGGATATAAAGGTCTGACAATCATCCTCTCGAACCCTTCGAGATTCGATTTCAAACAACTCTTATCCGGTAATGCTGGAACGTGGTTTTGTGATACGGCACTTCGTGGTATTGGGTTGAATCGTTATCAGTGTGACATACGGACAATGGATGTGGAGACTCCACTTCTACCGGGAACGAAAGTTGTTCTGTGTCTAGGTCAGGCAGCGCAGCAGAAATGGTTTAGCCCGCAGCACAGCCTTTCGGAGCAGCGCGGATCGCCACATATCAAATCGAACGCGGGCGAAGACATCATCTATATCTCCTCTTTCTTTCCTCAAGATTGTTACGATTTACAAAACTATGAAGCTCGACTCAATCCACACCACAGTGGACCTCGTGAAGATTCTGAGGCACCCGACGATGATGAGGCTAAAGGCCACAAGGGATCGACACGACGACAAAACTACAAATTCTGGTTGGGATGTGACATCCGAAAAGTTGGCAGAATACTCAAGCAAGGATTGCATCGAAGCGTTCGACCTGCTCCTGTGCTCTATCCGCCTGCGAGCAGACTTGTGGAGGTCTTACAAAGTAAAAAGGGGGATACGTTCTATCTGGACATCGAAACTACCTTTGACAGAACGCTCACTTGCATTGGCTTCTGCTTTGAAGAGGGTCCAGTATATGTATTTCCATTTAGAAGGTATGATTACACACTCGGTTACGGAGAAGTGGAGGCGTCACGCATCTTGCGCGTATTATCCATTGCAATGCGAGACAACCTTACCGTATCACATAACGGACACGGATTCGATTGGCTCGTATTAGCGCATCACTATCGTATTCCATTCGGCAAGAATCTATACGATACGATGATTTCGCACAATCGTTGCTATCCAGAAGCTGAAAAGTCTCTCGGTCATTGTTTGTCACTCTGGACAGATGAGCCTTATCACAAAGATGAAGGTGTATTCAATCCGCACAACACAGATCAAGAACGTCAACTCTGGTTGTATAACGCGAAGGACGTTTATGCAATGCGAGATTTGAAGAAGGCATTTGATAATGAGTGTGACAAAGATGCAGGACTGAAAGCCTCAATCGAGCAAGCTCAATCGATGATTTATCCTTACCTTGTCGCTACCCTCAAGGGTATCAAGATGGATGAAGTTCGTTTGCGAGAGATCGTGTCAGAGAATGACCGATACATGATGCAATTGCAACGAATGGTTCGCATTCTCGTGGGCGAGGAAGTCTTCGATTTGTTGAAGGGCAAGAGTGATGCGAGTCTGTTGTCATCGAACAAGCAAGCAGCAAGATATTTCTACACGATGCTCGGATACAAAGTCCCATATAAGACTGATTCTGGCGAGCCAGCTTGTGACGCAGGTGCGATGCTGAAGATGAAACTTGCACTCGCGAAATCTGGTGTGGAGAATCCTGTTATCGATCTTCGATTGAAATTTGCAGGGGTGCGAAAAGAAACGTCTTTCCTTGGAAACATCAACAGTTGGCCGGAGAAATCATATTTATGAGTGATAGCTGTCATTGTATTAAACCTACTATCTTAGAGACACAACTCAAAGAGAAATATTGTGATAACTGTGGACTTTGGTTCAATGAGGAATCATGGAAGAATGATCCTAGAATGCACCAAGCTCTGAAAGAAATCCACAGAATTGGGACTAAAGGATACCGACATAAAGCAGAAACAAAGCCTTACATTGCTCCTCCTAAGGTTGGACGTAATGATCCCTGCCCTTGCGGAAGTGGAAAGAAATACAAGAGATGCTGTTATGTTTAACATCCCTCCAGAACTCACTCCTAACTACGTCAAGTCGAACACTTCGACACTCTTCATCTTTGGAGACTCTTTGAAGCCCGCAGAAATTCGTGGCGAAGCGGCTCCTTACGTCATGTTTCCGAACGTCTTTCGAGTTCCTGTCAAGATCAAACCTTGCATGGATGAGATCTCTTTCTGGGACGACAGATTGTATCTCGAAGTTCTTAAGGACCATTTGAATAGAGCATACGAAGGAGATATTCGACAGAAGATTGAGAGGATGAAACCAGTGAATGTCGTGTGTGATCCAACGATTGGAACATCCACGTGGTCTGGCCCATTGAAGTCACGAGCACCAAAGTGTTATGCTGAGATTGTTGCGTTCGTATCAAGGCATGTGACTGACTATCAAGTCGATTATAGGATGAGGGCTTTGTGATGAGATACACGAGTTGCTTCCGTCTTGCTCGCACCAACACCTTCCGTCTCGGAAGTGGTAAGCTCTTCGCTAAGGGCAAGAAACAAGTTTCCGCTTACGGCCCCGAGTATGGCGGCAACGCACAGAACATTGAGAAGTCTTTGCGCAAGTTGTTTATTGCAGACGAGGGAACATCCTTCTGCCAAGTGGACCAAGCGGGCGCAGAAGCCTTGATTGTTGCTTACCTCTGTCCTCCCGGCAGGTTTCGTGATTTGTTCTTGAACAGCATCAAACCACATGTCTACATTGGTGTGTTCTTTCCAGAACACTGGATGAAAGAGTTCCCAATGGTGAAGGAATTCTCTAGCATAAAAATTGCTGAGTTAAAGAATCACCCTAATTGGACAGCCTTTGTGAAAGCTGTCGCAGCATCGGATAACTCTCCACACACTTCGACGAGGTATTATTACTTCTACAAGCAGACTTGTCATTCTGGAAATTACGGGATCATGGGCAACACATTCCAACAAAACCTCCTCGAAAAATCAGAGGGCAAAGTAGTTATCACACGTGCAGAAGCTGACAAATTCCTCTCAACATATCGTGACGTAGCTTTTCCAGAACTCCACATCTTCCATCGAGTTGTGATGAACACACTCGAACAGAAAGGAGAACTCCGCAATTTGTTTGGTTATCCACGAAAGTTCTGTTCACTAGTCACTGACCCAAAAGAAGCCTATGCGTTCATACCCCAATCCACTGTTGGTTGCATTACTAACCTTGCTGTTGTGGAGATGCAACGATGGATCGAAACTACTTGTCCTAGCGCGGTCATACTCAATAACTGCCATGACTCGTATCTGGTTCAAGCTCCTACAGAAACGATTGAAGTAGTCGCGAAGAAGATGAAAGAGTTCATCGAGATCGAAATGACTGCCCCACGGGGCGAGAAATTTAGAATGCGAAGTGAGGCTTCAATCGGTAAGAATTGGGCACCTTGGCATGAGAAGAAGAATCCAGAGGGTTTGAAGGAGATAAAGCTATGAATGAAATTACGATTAAATTTGAGGATTTTGATTTGAGTAAAGATCTTGAGTGTCCTAAACCTGTGATGCTCGTAAGGGCTTCTACCACAATAGAAAAAGAGACCCTAATTGCTCAGATAGAGCTTTCTCTTGGAGGCTATAAGCTGCCTTTAAGTGAGAGAATTCGCATGGCAAAGGAGTCCTGTGCATTGAATTTGATTCGGGCATTTCTATCTAAACGATAATGTCAACCGTCATAGCACCCACAGAAGTGACCAACCTCGACCGTTGGCGTTTCTATCTGAAGTCAATCGAAGCACCAGATGCTTTCATTGACTGGTCATTCTATTGGATGATTTCGGCATCGTTACAAAGACGAGTCTGGTGGGGCAGTTCAGAACGTCCTTTGTATCCTAATCTCTACGTGTTCCTTGTTGCTGGTCCCGGCATTGGAAAGAGTATCACAATCACGCCAGTGAAGCAGTTTCTCGAATGGCATAAACTCAAGGACAAGGGTCCATTTGATGCAGATAGTATCTTCAAACGAATCGTTCCTCCTGACTTGCTTGGTAGTTCTTTGAATGCGAATCACGTGCAAGATGTTCACAGCAATATGCTTGTGCCAAATGGTTCAGCAAAGCGCGAACAACAGGCAGAGGACGACAATCATTTGCAACTGTTTCCGTCGGGTGCTGATTGCACTACATACGAACAGTTGATTCATGACATTGCTCGTTCGACTCGCATGGTTTCCTTCGAGACTATTCGTGAAGGTGTAGCGAAGAGAGGGCTATACACGCACAATACAATTGCGATGATGAGCACAGAGTTGTCGAACTTGCTCAAGAAAAACACAGAGAACATCGTGAATTTTTTGCTCGAAGGTTACGACTGCAAGGATCGTTACGAGTATCGCACGAAGAACATGGGCAAAGACATGATCACAAAGTGCTGTGTGAACTTTCTTGCGGGCACTACTCCAGATTACATGGAAGAAGCATTCGATGATGCAATCATCAATGGTGGTATGTCAGCCCGCAGTGTGTTCGTTTTTGCGTTTGCGAATCGGTTTCAAAAGTGGAATATCTCCGAGATGTCTCTGGAACAGATCATGGCAAAAGCTCAAATCTTGTCATGGATGCGGAAACTCTCAACTCTTTATGGAGAAGTAAAACTGTCGCCAGAAGCTGAAGAATACATGAAGTTCTGGTATGAGAACATCCACGCTCAGTCACGAGTCAACAAAGACCCGAAGCTCGAATCATACTATGGACGCAAGCGTGTTCACGTTGTGAAGTTGAGCATGGCAATGCACTTTGCTGAATCTACCTCAATGGTGATTCCACTTGAAACTTGTATCCGCGCTCTTGAATTTCTCGAAGAGACTGAGAAATATATGCACTTGGCATTACAAGTCGGATCGAAGAATCCATTTGCAAACATTGCGCGGAGCATCGTGCGGTTCTTGACGCTGCGGGCTAATGAACCTGTGTCATTCAAGGAACTCCTTGAGACATTCTATACTGATGCGAAGACTGCTGACTTGCAAGAGATTGTGCAGTATATGATCACGACAGGAAAACTTGTCGCATCGACAGAAGACAACGTTCAATACTATCGACTTCCTCCAGATCGTGCAGCAAGCGATGAACTCGACATCGCCTCAGATCTGAAGTTCGCAGAAGCTCGTGGCGTAGTTCATCCTTCACTCGACAAAGGAATTCGGTGGGGTAGAAACGGAAAAGTTCTTGTGGAGAGAAACACTCCCACACAAGAACTTCAGAAACTCCGTGCTCTTATTTTAGATGGAACTGTTAAAGGAGTCAGATCAATCCAGCTAGTTAGGGGATAGCAGCAGTTTTAGCTCTGTTGAGAGACGTCTGTTTGATATAATCATCCAGGCGTTTTTTCGCTTCTACAGGTCCGAGCGATTCGATCAGGTATTGATAATACTCTGTAGCACCCGCAGGGTCAAGCTCCAAGTTCGGGAACGTCTGATATGAGTTCTTCTTCAAGCGATCAAGGGCTTTCCTCAACCCGCGAGGATCGCCTTTGAATTCCTCCTGTAAGTTTGCGATGATATTTTGCAGTGAAGCTCCAGCTTCCTCTTCAGTCTTCGCACGTTTGAATTCACGCTCTTCAGGACGCATTGCAGGATTAGCCCGCTGGAAATCGGAAGGGAGAATCTCGCCACGCATTTGTTTATACAAGCGCAAATCGCGTAGTGCATTCTTGCGATCAACGTCCTCGTTATCAGCTGCATTAAGAACAAGGCGAGCAGTCTGAACTTGATTCTTCATCAGTTCGAGAATGAGGATTCCAGCAGCGTCGAGAGGATCAGTTCCGTCACGAACAGCACGTGAGAAGTTCACAACAGTGTCACCAATTCCTTGAGAAATCAGTGTCGCAGCAGGAACACTGAATCCTTGTGGTTTCTCGCCACGATATGCATCCATTGCCATTTTCGCAACATCACCAGCCATGCCCGCAAATGATCCGAGTTGCATCACGTTCACGAGTTTCGCAACATAGGATTCTGGGTCAGCGTCAGCAGCTTGCAATTCGGCATAGGTTGGAATGTTCGACTTCTTACCACTATTGATTTCTTCCACGAGCAAGTCGATTGCTTCACCTGTGAGGTAAGCACCGAGAGCATACCGAAGGAGAGGGCCATACTGCGGATTGTTCTTGCGGTATGCAGGTTGAATCACATCTTGCCAGATGACATTCGATTTCTCAAGTGACCAGCGGGCAAGTGCAAACCAAGGGGCAGCCATTCCATCAACAGAAGATGAAGGCAAACCAGCACCGCCATAAGTGCCTTGAACTCGATCAACGAAGTTCTTGGCCATGATGTCTGTGTTGTATTTGCCAGTGGCTTCATCTTTTGCGAGACGACCAAACTTTTCGAGGAACGTCTTGTTCTTCTCAAGAACAGCACGCTCTGCTAGGTTTTTCCCGATGGAGTAAGTCCAGACACGGTTAACCTGTTCGATTGCGTCACGACCTTGATATTTACGTAACATCTCAGATGCGACATTGAATGCGTAAGTTGTCTTGTCGAGATTCGGAATCGTGTCAACTGCATCGAGTTGATTCATTCCAGTGCGAGCACCAGTCTTCAGCGATTTCTGCCAATCACGACGAGCATCGAGGAGAGATGTGAAGATCGTGCCAATGTCAGTCGCCTTCACGTAAGGCAGTGCATTGACAGGAATCGACATGAAGTCACGAATGCCCGTCAAAGGTCCGAGTATTCCGTTCGTGACGAGCCGTGCAAATGACGCAACTCGCGGGTTGTGATAAATCTCGAAGGAATTATTCACGAACTTCATCGCTTGTCGAACGTCTTCGATGTGAAGGATCGAATCCTGCGTGTGAACAACTCCAGTGTCAGGATCAGGCAGAGCGAGTTTGTTACGAATATATTCGGGAAGTTCGAGATGTTGGAATCGAGCAACGTCTTGGGCAGCACGACGAGAATAGCGTTGAGTCACGCGAAGGAGATTACGCTCACGAAGTTCTTTCGGAAGTCCATATCCAGCAGCTTTGCGCAGTGCACCAAATTCTGTGCCACGACGTCCACCTTCACCGATTGCTGCGACATAGTTACGGATTTCTTCGAGGGCTTCTTTCTTTGTCACCGTCCCTGCGGACTGGTCAACAACATGATCAGCCCACATGTCGATATAACGCTGAGCAGTAGCAGACTGATCACCTTTCGTGAAGGCTTGCAGAGCTTTGTCGTTGAGCATCTCTGGCACATACCACGGAGAGAGTTTCGCTTCACGGCGTAAGCCCTCACGCGTTTCGACCTTCATTCCGATCTCTTTCTGTTTGCCACGAACAGCACGATAGACGTTGTCGTTGAGGAAGTTCGCTGCTTTGATCTCTTGTGACGTTAGCCCTTCTGTGATGAGATCTTTCTTGCCCTTGCGATATGTTTCGAGAACGCGATCATAAATCACATTGAGACGATCCTCGGGCATGTGTTTGAACTTCGATTGGAACTCTTTGATGGGAGCATAATGCCAAGCACCGAGATACATGGAACGTTGAGTGTCCATGTTCTTCATTGCTTCGGAAACTTGCTTGTCAGGAACCTTGTCAAATTGTGGAGCGAAGGCTTCGATGAAACCTTTCTTCATTCGATCTTCTTCGGTTGCACGAGGAGAGAGGGTTTCGCGAGAGGATGGCGTAGAGAAACGTCGCCCACCAAATGTGAACTTCTCACCAGATTCGCGACGAGATGCAGGAACAGAGATGTCGTAGAGCAAGCCTGAGACGTCAGTCTTTGGAGTTCCGTCTGGATTGCGGAAGATGAGGTTGTCTCTAGGCTTTACTGGTGCATCACCGGGTAGATTTCTATCGACAAGCTCTGTTCCACCAGACATGTGTCTGTTATCAAAAGCATTCTTATGCTCCCCCAACGACACACGAGTTCCTTCAGTGCCAGTGAGGTCTTCTGCAATCTTTGGTAGGATTGTGTCGTAGTTGAGACGCATGCCGGGTTCTTGGGATATAGTCTCCACATACCATGTAGCATCGTCTCCCTCTGTTACTTTAGCACTTTTACCCTCTTGTTTTAGTTGTTGTGCTTTATATTCAGCTTCTCCACGAGTTCCATAGTTTCCTACAGTATCACTTGCCTGTGTGTGTGCATCATGCCCCTCTGTCATCATCGCCGTCTCTGCATCCGAAATCATCACATGCGTTGCACCTTCTTTACGTGCTTGGTCGATTGCAGCTTTGAGGATTAGACGGTTGTAGTCGCGGAGGAGGGGGTGGTCTAGAGTATTACGGTTTGGCAGAGACCACTTTACCACAGATTCTTTTGTTGGGAAGTCTGATTTATCCAGTCTTACTTTAGCTCCACTTGGGTCATTAGTTTCCCAGTAGTCTCCTTTATCTACTATTTGTAGTTTATCTATGTCTGCCTTTTGTTTGCGCGCTTTCTGCCCCCACCTACTCTGTGCCTCTGCAATCACCGCTATTTTCTTGGGTTCAGTATCTTTTATCAGCTTCCATTCACCACTGTTATCTATTTCTCCTAGGTGTTCTTTTATATCAGCCAGTGTTTCAGCATATCCATGCCCTTTAGGGTTTCCACTCTTTTTCCATATTTCAGTTACTCGGTATGGTAGAGTTGAGTCAGTATCACTTGGCAGACGTTTAGTTACTAGCACTCGCTTGTCAGCATTTTGCCACTCCATTCCTGCCAGTTCTTTCGGGCCATCCTTATACTGTATCATCGCCCATCCTAAAGTGTTGGGGAGGTTTTCATGGAGGTTGTCGGGTTGCCAGAGTTGTTTAGTATCCAGCCTTTTATTGCCTGTTACTTGCTGTTCATAGGCATTACGAGAGTATTCATTATCTACTCGCGCAGTTTGTCGTAGATAGTCTTCGTAACTTATTTTACTGGTTGTAGCTTTGCTTTCAGGCACCACCACATCCACTCTCTGCACATTCTTCCTGCTCTTGCTAGCAGTCCACTCTGGCATTGGTTGGTTTGTGTCGAAAGCGGAGACAGTGTCGTATGCAGAAGTGGCGCGGAGTTCATTTTTTTGTTTTGCACGCTCACTTTTTACTTTATCTTCTAGTGCTAGGTATTTATGCACATCATCTAGGTTTAGTTTATACCTCTCAGTTAGTATTTTCGCGAAGGTGTTTACTAGGTCATTGTTCTGTCTTTTGTGTGCCATTTCATAGTGGCGCATATCTTCTCTGGCATCAGGCGTTAGGTTTCTGTCAGCCCACTCATGCGTCATCCTATCATACTCTTTCTTCGCCTCACTCACTTTCCCTTCCATACCATAATTATGGACTTCCACTTTCGGTCCATTTTTATCCAACCACTCCTTCACTTCTTCAGGAGAGACACGACTCCGCACAGTGAGCCAATCCGTGAAGTCTTTACCGAGCAACTCTTGTTCAACCTTCGGAGTATTGCGAAGCTTCGCGAGAATATCTGACGAAGCAAACTTCCCGTCTTTCGACGTTTGCAATCCATAAGGACGACCAGACTCGAATTGTTTCTGAACATCCGTGACGAAGATGTCTTTCTCGTCAGTCAGTGTTTGACGCTGAGCGGGAAGTGAATAACGGTCTTCATCTGGCTGATACTTAACTTCATCCGCCCCACCACGTCGAATATCAGCAATTAACTCAGGCAGATTCACTGTATCCGAATCCTTCATGCCCGCAAGTTCGCGATTTAATTGAGCGGCTTCGTCCTTGTCGATGATGCCTTTAGCAAGCAGTTCTTTGACAGTCTCACGTGTCTGTGCGACTGTGTTCGTTTTCTTTGCTGGTGTGGCAGAAGGCTTCACTGCAACAACCTCAGCAGGAGTTTCTGCATCAGACACAATATCCAGAATCTCGTCACGCGAAAGTCCAGCATCCTTCAGTTTCGTTTCGAGTGACGTGAGAGTTGTCTCGTAAGTATCATCGTCGATTTGATCACTGTCGAACTTGCGATAGTTCTCTTGCAGCTGTTTCTTGATGTCATCAATAACAGCTACATCACGCACCTTACCAGCTACAATAGGAACCATCTCATCCTCAATTCCAGCCTCACGTCTCGCTGCCTCTTTCTTCGCACGCATTAGCATGAAGTCAGCACGCATCAAACGCTGTGCAGTGCGGGCAGCCGTCATGAACAGATTTTTGTCAGTTGTATTCTTTCCTTCGACATCAATTCCAGACTGTGAAATCTCGCGTGCGACACGAGACTCAAGCAATTTTCTGTAATCTTTGTCGCCACCATATTGACTGTTATCAGGATTCTCCAAAGCACGAAGCATTGCAAATCGAATTCCTGCCTTAGCAGAAGGCAACGGCTCAACAGCACGATTAACCCCTTGACGGATAACACGCTGCACACCGGGAGTGAAGTCACTCAAAACTTCTTTCGTGGGGCGATCACGCATTACTTGTTCACCTTCTTCATCACGAACAGCTTGCACTTTGCCCTCAACACGCTCCATCTTTGGATAGCGTTTAGGATCGTAAAGATTGCCGTCAATCACTTCTTTCCAGTCGACAGGCTTTCCAGTTGTTTGTTCGCGTGCTTTCTCAAAGTCATTGATGCGACGACGATCAACTCCATAGAGTTCACTGAGATACTTCTTTGGCCATCCATTAGGATTGATCTCCTTTAGGAGAGGATACTTCTCAAAGAACTTCTTCTTGAGAGGGCTATCCTCCGTCGTGAAGAAAAGAGACTCAGAAGGCCCAAGTTTCGCTTCGCGAGCGGGCTGACTCAAACGCATTTCCATCTGACCCTTCTTTGGCAAGAAGGTGTTTGGAGGTAACTCTTCAGTATCACGCAAATACTTGCTCAATGGGCTTCCTTCTTGTGCAGTCTTACGGAATTCCATCTGTTCCATTTCTGGATTCTTTTCACGACGCTCAATCTCAGATCGAACGTCAGAAGCGAGAGATGCTTTGGCTCCAGCCGCTTTCGCGACATTCGTGAGATTTGCATTTAGTCCACGATCATATCGGAACTTCATCAAACCAATTTGCACTGCGTCTTGCAATCCACCTTTGCCGGTCTGGAGATTCTTCAATGCAGCACGCTCACCACGCCAAGTGCGTCCTTTGTTCTCAGGATCACGAAGGAACTGCTTCGACGCCTCAATAGCGAAAAACTCCTCACGAGGATCAGGCATCCGCGAAAGATTCTCAGCCGTCTGCTTCGATTTCCATTCAGCGAACTCAGGAGATTTATCGACTGCGTCCAGAATCTGTGTGCCCATCTTACGTTGTGCAGCACGATCCGACTGAATCATGTTCAGGAAATCATTGTGCAGATTCTCATGCACGAGAGTGCTGGCACGAGGTCCAATAGCAGTTCCTTCTTGATCACGAATCAAACCTTCTGGCAACGTCGTAGAAATCTCACCTTTCGCAGACTCTTCAGCAGCAGTTGTGCTAGCACGAATTGAACGCTTTCCTTCTGGTGAGACAGACAACGCGCCATAAGTCTTACCACTTGTCGCATCAAGAACTCCTGTTGGCTCAGCAACAAATTCATCTGCGCCCTTTGCAGCCGCCATCTGTTTAGCCCACTCGACATTCTCAGGAGAAGCCTCGAAAGTGACTTTCTCTCGCAAAGCCTGTTCGCGGGCAGCAAGTTCGCGATTCTTCAGTTCGAGTTCAGCTAGTGCGATTTTCGCTTCACGTTGAATCTGTTCGCGTTTAGCTTCATCGACGACAGATTTGAGAGAATCCTCGACACCCTTGAGCTTTATCTCAAGTCCAGCCCGCTCGTTGGCGATTGCGGCAACATCAGCAGGAGAAGGCTCCACTGGAGTTGCGACACGATTTGGAATAAACCCTTCAGCTGCGGGCTCAGCACCCGGCAATCCTGTGTAGGATGTTCCACGAAGGCCGGGAATACGAGAAGCAACTCCCGGTCGAATGTCTGACACGAGTCCTTGCAGGACAGTGTTGACGAGAGCCTTTCCAACATTTACGTCTTTACCTTCTTGAATATCTTCGTAAGCACTCATTCCACCACCAAGTGCTCCAGAGATTCCGATTTCCTGAACAGCAGGATTAGCGAGCTTATTCAGCAATCCAGCGCCAGCAGCACGTTCAGTTGTGAGAGCTTTCGCAGCATCTCCCAACATCTTCGGATTTACTCGCATCAATGGTAATGAACCAGCCACATCACCAACAGCAGACGTGATCGGATTCGTCTCACGAGCTAATGCAGCGCGCTCCAAGAACTTCTGGCCCCCTTCTGATTGTTCCAGAACTTTCTGTTGCACCTGACTTGCACCAGCACCTGCTAGTCCACCAGCAAGTAAGCCAGCACCAAGGCCTGCAACAACAGGAATTGCTGGACCAACGAATGGAACAGTTGCCAATGGCGCAGCAGCAGCCGCAGCTTTCATACCAACAGCAGCACCAACTGGCAATGATGCAGCAGAAGGAAGAACACTTAAAGCAGTCGAACGCCAAAACGTTTCTTTCTTCGACGGAGCGGGAGCTTCTGGAGTCGAGAGAGCGGGTTGCGCTTTTTGCTTTGGCTTGACTTCACCAGTGAACATGTCGAGATCAGCCTCAGCAGGATCAAATCCTTTGAGGCGAATATACTCGTTGATCTCGTCTTGAGAAAGAGGAGTTGGCATAGAATATTACAAAGAGTAACGATATCCAGTTGATTTATTAAAAACAGTCCCATCAGGTTGAAGCTCTTCTTCTGGAAGTAACTGACGCTTAGGTTGTTGTCTTACAGCCGTGGAGTTTTGAGGGACAGCAGGTTGACCATCAAACAAATCAGTGACCTTTGAGTTTCTCCACTTCTGAAACATATTATACATTTTTGCATCGTTTTGCAGCTTAGCCTCCCTTTCAGGACTTCCTTCTGGATCTCTGTAAATCAAATCACCAAGACCTCGAACAGTGCTGTATCCTGCCTGTCCAATAGGACCAAAAGGCTGCAAAACAGAATTTGCTGCACGACCAAGAGCAGAGATAAAACCTCCTGATTCTTGAGGCGCAACAGCCGTTGTTGTTTGTGGTGCAACTCTTCCAGCAACAACTCCCTGATTACCAGCATCCCAAAATTGACCAGCAGCAACTGGATAACGAGAAACTGGATAACGAGAAGATGCAGCAGCCCTCTTCAAAGATTCCATCTCAGCACGAATCGCGTCAGGATCTTTCAGTGTTCTGACGCTGGGATCAACTGGAGGAGTGCCCGGCCCTGCAATAGTGGAGGGAGTTCCAGGCCGACCGGGAGTATAGACAGTTGTTGGCTTCTCTCCATATCCACCACCAAATCCAGTTTCATTTTGTTGAAGAACAATACGACTATTCTTATCATTCGCAACTGCAGCAGCAAGCATAGGTTCAGTCACACTTGACAGAGCAGTTGAGCGAGGAATGCTCTTGCCCTCAATTCCTCCGATTGCACCTAATCGCGATGCTTCGATTCCTTGCTCTACCTTTGACTTCATACCAGCAGCCTTAGAAGCTTCTTGTTTAGCATTGCTATCTTCAGTAGCTTGCTGCATCCAAGTCGAAGCCCCTTGCACTACTTGTGCTGGAGTCAACCCCCTTGCAACAGCGACGGTGTTAATTGCCTGATCTTGTTGTTCTGCAAGCTTGCGAGAATGCTCTTCAGCAGCAGCTTGAGCCTTCAAATCATTGTCGAGAACAGCTTTCTTAATTGCCAACTTTGCTTTTTCTTGCTCAAGACTTAAATTATTGATGTGATCAAATCCCTTCTCTCCCTTACGCAGTTCAAACTCCTTTTCTAACTTCGTCAAATCAGCAGTAGAGCGAATGCCTTCAAGTTCTTTTGCTTGAGTAAATGCACGCTCAGATTGATCACGTCCGAGAGCAAGCTGAGCATTTAATCCGCTGATGTCTGGTCCTTGAATACCTGCAACCCCACGCAAAAAGCGTTGCCAAGCTGGTGTAGTATCTTCAAATCCAGCTAACTTTGGAGCACCTTCATCAGCCGTGCCTTCTTGATAGTCATAGATAGGCTTTACTCCAGCGTTTGTAGAACCTCCGCGACGAGCAGTGGAACGGCTGGAAGTCGGAGCAGAAAATTTCGAGGGACGATTTTCTCGGTTAGGCATAGTAAAGTCAAAGTTAAATTTTATAGCACACTCGATCAACGACGCATCTGAGCAAATCCACCAGCCAGTGATCCAACACCAGACATCACACTGCCAAATGTCGAGCCAAACCGATCAAGGCTGTCACGACGTTGTGCATTAAGTTGATTGTATTGACGAGCATTCTCACCTGTCTGTTGCAACAGATTGTTGCTCATGCCAAGCGTTGCTTGTCCTAACCCTTGAGAATTTCCTTGGAACTTATTCTCGCCAGAGTTCGGAGCAAACGCAGAGCGTCCAGTCGCAACTTGGAAAGGATCGAATCCAGATTTTGTTCCAGCCATCGCGTTAGCTGTAGATGCAAGGGCGTTGCTGAGAGAGTTCTGAAACCCTAACTTACGTTGCCTTCCAGCCTCGCCAAACTGCATCGCATTCACAACACCAGCAGTAGGAGAGCCAACATCACTCAAGCCCGAACGAACATTTGTGCGATTCAATCCACGAGAAATCTGTTCCAGTTCCGTAGGAGACAACATTCCTCCATCACCCTCAAACGACTGCATCAAACGATTAGCACCCGCACCGATGCCTTCCCGCATCCTGTAATACTCAGGGTCAGCCTGACGTTGCAAAGCTAGAGCTTTATCAACCAGCCCAGCATTACTTGCTGTATTCAGAGCAGCAGCATCATTTGTGACAGCGGCTTGCTGATTTTGTCCAGCAATCTGCATTCCGAGAGAGTTAAGCGCGGGACCAAATTGTTGATACAACCCCAATGCAAGTTCATTCTCCTGCGGAGAGATTGCTTTACTAGCGTTAAGACGCGCTTGCTCATATGGCAAAATGTTCTCACCAGTGACTCGTGTCAAATCAGGCAAGTGTGTAATCAGTGCCTGCATCTGCTGCGCTGTCGTTTCACCAGCAGAAGCTGGTGCAGGATCGCCGCCACGAAGGACGCGAAAAGAAGAGTTATACATCATGGTAGCTGAGTTAAAGTTGTCATCCGTTGAATGCGAGTAAAGCGCTTTTTACGAAGTTCGTCGTGCTTTCTACGAAACCCTTCGATTGTCCAATTCGGAAGCCTTTGACAGAACAGAAGCATTAAGTGTGCTAACGCGCGTTTGTTTGCACAAACTACTTGTTCAACCCAAAGAACCTTTTCACTGTCACGTTTCGTTCCCCAACAAAGGCCTGTGATTCGATTTCCTTCCGTAACCCATCCAAAACTTTCTTCTGAGATTGCTTTCTGTATCGACGATACCAACTGAGCATCTGTCCAGTTTCGGCAAACTCTTTGTGATCCTCTAATTTGTCGTTGCTCATGAATGAAGTCGATAGCGTTTGAGATAGTCATATTAACCAATCCATGTAAGAATCATATCTCCAGTCGGAGCAGCGTAAGGCTCAATGTGCCACGGACCATCAAGAGGACACCTCAAGGGATTGTCGCTTGTATAGACTGTGGTTGTATAAGGCCCTGACGGATAGGCTACTTGAATACTCCACACCCAATTATACAAACCAGGACAATCAGGAGTCGGATGCGGGCCAGTAGATTGGAATAGATAAGCAGAGCCAATCAATCCAGCAGTTCCCCATGTGCCATCCATGTTAGGAGTAATGATATAGTCCCAGCCCATAGAAGGAAGCTGAACGCGAATACTTCTCACCTCGTTACACATCGTGCAAGGATCGACAGGAATAATAGGATTAGACCCGCTTCCACTTCCATTATTAAGAAAGCAAAAGTTTCTGCCAGCGAATGATACATTCGAATAATCGTCTGGTAACACACGCAAACCGTTTGGTGTGTTCACCGCTGACCTCTGCACGAAGTCATAAGGCAACTCATTCGTGAATGCTCCAAGGAACGTGAATGAGCCATCAGAATTCGTCTGAAACAAAAACTGAATTGTCGCTACAATCGTCACACCATCTACAACATGGGTGCGTTCAGCAACAGGGATCATGGAAGAGACATCAACCAAATATCCAGTCGCATCTACTGGACCTGCACCCAACAGCAAAGGAATTGTTACAGGCCTTCCGCTCTGAATAGCCCTCGTCCCAAGTGTATTGGTGCAAACCGTGCTCGACGAGCTTGTTGCAGGGGCAGTAGGGCTAGGAACTGTTTTATTTCCGTTTGTTGCAGATGGATCAGCGGCAGGAGCAGAGGCTGCTATAGCATCGTTGTCGGCAGTGTTAGCTGTTCTAGCAGCTATCACAGCGTAAGCATCCGCGCCTGCACTGCTCACAACTTCTGGTGATGTATAATAGCGGGAGTAATCAGGATTGTCACTCAATGCAGTGGATGAGTCAAGCATTGAAAAAACAAAAACCTCTGATTCAGTGCAAATCCTGACAGTAATGACTGGAGTTCCAGAGGGCCAACTGTCAGGCAAAATGAACTGAATCCAGTTGTCAGAGATTACAGTGTAAGACGTGAGATTAACACCATTAGCTTCGAGACAAGTCAGTGAGGATAAGCCAGAACCAAACAAATTGACAAAGCCTCCAGCTTCAGACGAAGTAACAGAAAGGGCTATGATATTCAACTGAGCCTCATTCACTTGCTGATTCAATGGAACTCCAATCTTCTCGGAGTTCGCGATCATTTTCACGGAAGCGAGTTTTCCTGAGAACGACCACTGAATATACAAACCAGTCTTCCAAGAAGTGCGAGCGCAATCAAACACATAGAACGCTACTTCACGCGTTTTGTCTGCATTTCGTGATGTGACAGGAGGAATTGCGCCAACAACAGGAGTCGATCCAAACCCAACAGAACGACGGAAACGAGTTCCTGCAAGTTCATCTCCAATGAGAGTCAAGTAGCATGACCCATTTTCAAGCACATCAAGGAAAGATAACTGAACAAGGACAGGTTTATGATTTTCTCCGGGATCAGTCGAACTGAACTCAGGGCTGTAGTATCCCACCTGTGAAGCATTCGCATCCTCTGAATACAGCTCGTAGACAGCGCCTTCAGTTATAGCAAATAAACGACGTGTCACTGACGTCTTAATTTCCGCAAACATCTTGACCGTTGCGTATTTCAACTCTTCAAACAGATCAAGAGAAGTCCATTGACGAGTGAGTGTATCGAACACCATGATTCCTCGCCCGAAGATCGTCTCAACAGCAAAGAGTCCGTAGTTATCGAATGTAATCGAGGCAGGATGTTCTTGTTTAATTCCAGCGAGAAGCTTGCTTATCTTCGATGAGAAAGGAGCGTTACGGCCCTCGATGCGAAATTGTTGAACAGCATTAAAACTACGAATACCGCTGTAATCAATGACAGCGTAATCACCTAGAATATCACAGATTGAGAATTGATTTACTGCACCTGTCGAGAAAAGAGCGAAGTTCGAGAAGTAAGGTTCTCCGTAAGGCGTGATGTCGAACGTCGGACGAACAGAATACGAAGTGCGAGCAGTCGAAACATAGAAGTCTCCGTCAGGCGAGTTCAGTGTTCCAATTGCTGTGATTGGAGAATAATCAACTTTGTGGCTGATTGCAGCAGCACCTCCATATGCTTCAAGAGCTTCTTTATCTCCATCTGAGTTGATGATGACCATGAAATCCATTGGGCGTCCAGTGACTGAACGATAGATTTGCAAACCATCAGGTGAGACAATATAGAGAATGCCATCATGCCAAAGCATCTGCTTTCCGATCGGAATGTATTCACGATTGGCAACAGACCACTGGTTGTAATTTAGCGAAACGCGGGCAGTCCCATTCGGAAAGATAATCCAAGGCTGATTGATTCCATCTTGAACAATCACTGCCTGAGGAGAAGCTGAGGAAGTTCCAGTCAACAAAATTGGACCTTCAACAGACTTCAAACTCGCGTTTAGCTTTCGCAGTCCATTGATCGTGCTAGATGGAACAAGGCAAGCATACAAAACATCTGCTGTCGCAGACATTTGGAAATCTGGAACTTGAATGAATGTCGTTCCATCAACACTGAAATCGCGATAGTATGCTTTACCATCAGCAAAGACAAGCAACAAGCTTCCGGCGGCATACCCGCCTTGAATTTTATTCCAGCCCGCAAGTGTTACATTTACAGGGTTTGTCGTCTGTTCGATTACATCGAAACGAGAACGACCGTTAATCAGAAGACCATATTCGTTTGACTGCAAACGAGAGCCATCAATCTGTTGATTGAGTCCACCAATGAAACTATTCTGTAAGAATATTAGCGGAGTGCTCATGAGCCTAAAGTGAAGCAAGAACCGGGAAGACGCACGTCTTGAGGACTACGGACTGCGGAATCGTATTCTGCGTAGCGAAATGCTTCAAGCGTTCCATTGCGACCAAAATCAATCTCCATCTCAATGTTACCGGCAGCAGATGCAATCAAATTCGACAACAACATCTGACTCTTCATATCAAACATCTGAACACGATCTTCTTTCCCATCCATCTTCGCATAGAAGAAGGCCATCGTCTTCCAGAAAATGACTTTGTCATAAGCCTCACCGGCAGTAAATACATCAGTGTTCAGCACCATCGGTCGGAAACGAGGCTTGTAAAGAACTTCAACGAGGGCAGCCGGATTATTTGTTTCGAGGCGATCAAGAACTTGAATCAAGAGATAGCTTGAATTGAGTTGCGTATTTGGAATCTGTGCGACTATGTTTCCTGCGACGTCAGTGATAGTCAAATCATAGTCTATCGATTTATTCTTCGTGATGGATTCGATGTCTCCAAAGAATTTCGAGGTCGTTTTTGTGGTATCTCCAGCAGCAAAAGTTAAAACCTCTACAACACGAGAAGACTGCTCATTCGATCCAGTGATACTAACTGTGAAATCACGTTCAGCTACAACACCATCAGGAAGCGATACAGTAATGGCAGCTTCATCAACAATGCTACGACAAATCGGTGTATTACCTTTCTTGCGCCATTGAAGATAAGGCCATTGCTGAAATGGTTTCTTCCAACCACTACGAGCATATCGAGGGCGCATGTCAACTTGCTGAATGTTCGATCGAGAATCATAATTACGTGCGCCCATCACCTCGCCCACATACGAAGGTAACGTTATTTGTTGATCTGACGTGCCAATGTTGAAGACTTGCTCACGCTCACAGCCAAGAATATCGTCAGTTTCGTAGATTTCTTTTGCTGCATGATTGATTTGCGCAATCATGAGCTTGCGATCATTGAGATCAGACGCAGAACGTCCAAGCTCTTGAGCAACTTCTGTGAGAATATCTTCGAGCATAACTTAACGATTGTATTTAATGCAAGTCACTTGAACATACCAGTCTGCTGCTAATTGAGCTTCAGTCATTGTCAACTCTGCTAGAGTGCTTTGAACAGCTACGTAACTATTGCCAGACACTAAACGACTAACACTAATTTCAGAAGTAGTTGCCATAACACTCACAGGAGTTAACCTAGCAATTACGTTACCAAACATTGTGATAGGCACCTTAGCATCAGTAGAGTATCCATGCGCTACACTAGCCCCACGACAAACCATATTCACAATGACAGCATCAGGAACAGCACCAAGACCATGAGCATAATTTGTAACAACGATAGATGAACCAGCAGAAATTACCATGTTGGTAGAAACAAAGATATAAGGATCAAGCGCCCACTGAAGAGCAGTTCCAGATGGATTGACACGCAGAACTTGATTTGCACTTCCAGCAGTCATGTCAATGTTGGTCAATGCAACACCACTTGTCGCTATGTTCGCACTAGTGATTGTCCCATTCGCGATATTCGTTCCATACAACAAAAAACCAGACTGCAAGTTACTAGCTCCAACACTTCCAGCAGCAAGCTTCACAGCAGTAACAGAAGCATCAGCATAGTTTGCAGTAGCCAATCCGTTCGTCGCAATCTGTGCAGACGTGATAGTATTGTTTACAATGTTTGTCGCATCAACAGCTTGCAACCCAAGCTTTGAAGATGTCACTGCCCCAGCAGCGATCTTAATTGTCGAGATGCCATTATCAACAATGTTCGTTGTGCTGACAGCATTTTGCTGCAAAACACCAGCGCCAATTGAGTTTTGCGAGAATGATACAGAAGCGACGATATTACTCCAGCCCCCTCCGTTCGTGGAATAAACCTTCAACCCAGGAATAGTCGTAGAAGGGTCGAGCCAGAGATAGCGGTAGTATGACGCGCTAGGAGCAGACGGCGAATAATATACTAGCCCGCGATTTGTGCCAGGAGTAGCATTATCGACAAGTTGGTTCAGCTTGGCGGCAGTCACACTCGACGAGCCAGTGAAGTCATAGCCTTTCACAAGATCATCTCCTGCGATCATCAAGCCTAGAGAGGCGAGATAAGTTCCAACAAAAGTAAGGAGCAGTTTCTTTTTCATAGATTGTTACACGTTATCCAACCACGCAGAACCGGCATTGAATGAGGCAGGCAAAGGAGTCTCACCAAAGTGATACCAACGAAGGTATTGTTGAACAGCGAGATCAAAATCTGAACCTTGAGCATCAAATCTATCCTTGAAAATCAATACCTCTGCGATGTCTAACTGCCCATCGTTGAGTCCAGTTTTCTCTGTCGCAAGCGCGAAATCAAGAGATCCAGTGAACGGAACAATAGTCGGATCACTCGAACTACCGCCACCAAGTTCATCAATCCTTCCATTCATGAATGTAGAAGGAGACGCAAGACGCCCAACAGAGAAGATATGAGGAAGACTGTCAGGAATTGTCTGATCAAAATAGCCGGAGTTTTGTCCACAACGTAACTGATCAGTGTTTCCGACAGCCATGTCCAAGAAATTTGTCATCCGAAGCATTGTGCGTTGCAAAGCTCCACCTAAAGTAACAGCACCTACAACATACAACATCATACCATCCCAAGTTGAAGAAGGGAAAGTAGTGTAAAAATTACGTGCCGATCCATCCGTAAACTTCCAACGTCCACGCACCCATGTAGAATCTGGGGCTTCCAGAAAAGGTGCAGTTGGAGTTCCCACAGACCCTGCAACAGAGAATTGAACTCCTGCAATAGAATCAGTCCAAGGAACTGTCGTGTCTGCTCCATCACAAGTCCATCGATGTGATGGTGTAACCGGCAGTGTGGGAGTGATAGCAGACAAGTCAGTAAACTCCGCGCCCACAGCAAGAGCATAATCTGCAATACTTCGCAAATCAGTTGGCACACTCCGAACGCTTGTAATCATCCGAATCGCAGTAGCCTGTGAAGCAGTCGCTTCATTGTTCATCGTCCACACTTCAAGGACGAAGTTCTTCTTGATCAGGTCACGATTATACAACGGCGTATTACCGCCAAGATTGAAATCTTCATCCTCCCACAACTTGTAGCGATAAACCGTTTCGCCAATGCGATAGCGAATGCACAAACCATAATTGACTCCAGTTGGCTTTGTCGGACGCGTCAACAAATAGAAATCACGTGATGCACTAAAATTGAATTGTGCCACAATGATACTAGCTCCACCCCATGTTCCAGCACTGTAGCTGAAAGCTGGCAAGTCGATATACGCTTTAGCTTTGCGTATAACTCCAGCAGGAGTAAAAGTCAGCCAATCTGTTATGGTTTGTGTGCTCATGGAGCTTAACGTGCAACAGGAACTTCTGGCACAACGCGTGTGTCAGAAGTCTTACATGAAGACATCAGACAACAAGCAATCAGCATCAGCAAGCTTACACCAACATTCATTTTGTGGTTCCCAGACATATAGTGTAATAGTTTTTTGGTCTTCAGTTACTGCAATCAGAATTGTGTCATGACCACCATCAGAAACAGCATTGACAGGCTTCTTGCCTATCGTCATCCGAACTTCAAATGCACCAGCAGTTACATTTGCTTTTGGATCACGTTTGCGATTGCTGCGAAGAAATTTTGCAATAGCTTCCATTGCAAACTCTTCGCACATCCCCGATCCAGGTTCATAAACAAAGTCATTTGCAAACTTCCACTTACGCCAGAACTCATTCCAGTCATCTTCGATGAAGTCTTTCGAGAAAACAAACACATCAACAGCGCGAATCATCTGAGGATACTGAACAAAACCATGTCCAGCCTCAAGAATGAGTGCTTTAATTGTATCGACTGTCGTAATCATTCGAGAGCTTTCTTATCAAGAGCATCCAAAATCTCTATCATGCGGGCATCTGGAACCAAGTAACCATCAACAGGAGCTTTGTCACCAACTTTCAAACGCAGAATTTCTTTATTTGCGGGAATTATTACCAATCTCACGCAGCCTGTCATCGACACGCTTGTTAAGACCAGCAACATCTTCACGACCAACAATCCCGCGAACTTGAACTTGAGCTTCATTTAGAAGTTCTGATTTTGTTTTTGGTGTCTCTATCTTACGCCTTGCCAGCCAAAGCAAAAACGTAAGGATAGAGACAACAAGACCTGCGATAGCTGCTGTCATTTCTTGTCTGTATCAGCAGGCTTCTCAGCATCCTTCGCGACAATCAAACCCCAACCAGCAGTTAATCCAGCAGCAACGGTAGCCCAATCTGGATTCGTGAGAGAGTTACCATCAAACAATGAATGTAGAACATTACCCACGACAGCAAGGATAGAACCAACACCAGCTACAGTTGTTTTCCAGTTTTTCATACTTGTGTTATTTGTTAATGACCACTACCACCTGAACCGAAATACTTTGCCACTAGAGCACCAACACTACCAGATGCTGCACTTGCCCCCGCGATGAATCCAATAAACTTCTTCTTGTCTCCTTCAATTGCAGTCACACGGTCAGTGAGCTTCGCATCAGCAGCATCTTTCGCTTTTCTGTAAGCACGAGTCTCACTTATATGGTTCGAAAGTAGTGTTTTAATTTCTGTAAGTCGAGAGTCAATGCTATTTGGGTTATAGTCTTCTTGGCTCATAATAGCAGTTAGAGTTGCGTGATTTGGTCTAGGTCGAGGGGCATGTTCTGAAGGTTAGTATCTTTCAACGAGAACAAACGATCTTACCGTGATGGGATCAGTGTTGGCGGCGCTTCCGTGGTGGAGCAACACATGCAAAACATTCGTTGAGGCCAACGTGTTCCAATTCATCACTGATGGAACGACGGTTGACACATATCCTGAAAATGGCCCAACAAACTGGTAATTGAAACCCTCGTTTTCCATGACGAATGTGATTGGAGTAGTGGCTTGCCAATAAGATGTGGCCGTCAACGCCCCAAACCCTGCAACCACCGTGCCATTAGTGGTGTCCGCCCGAAATTCCCACCACCAAACAGGCTGCGTCGTGATATTTGTTTTGGATGTCCTGTATCCACACAAAATCTGAGATTTCTCCGACATGAGCGGAGGAAGCGTGATCGAGGCGTAAATGTTTGTCTCCAGTGTGCTCGGCGTGCCGGTAAAGTAGTTAGATGCACCGACGTAAATCGTTCGGTAACGCGAGCCAACCGTCACAAAGTCGCCAACGATGTTCGTCCCGAATACCGTGTTGGTGCTGAACGTGTTTGTTCCGCTGAAAACATTTGTCCCGCTCAACAGCGCCACGTTCGTCGAACCTCCAGGAATTACAGTGCCGCTTGGACTTCCCGGTCCTACTGCTGCATTAACACAAGCAGCAGACAACAGTAACAAAATAAGTAGAGATTTCATATTACTGTGTAACAGGACTATATTTTGTGCCATAAGCCAACTTCACATCAGCAGCACCAAGAGTAAGCGTTGTTTCAGTTGTTGAAACAGCAATAACAATTCCATCAGAAAACATAAACCCTTCAGCAGGCAAATCCACAAAGAACTGAAAATTAGCAGCAAGGGCAATAATCATGAATGGAGCCGCACCATTTCCAGGAAGGGCAGCAGCATCGAAAATATGCAGCCACTGAGCAGCACCTTTATTATAGCCAACAAGAGAAACCAGATGAATGCCGGGCATTCCAGCAGCCTTCGAGATAACAGCAGAAGAATACCAGCTATTTGAAATTGCAGTCCGAAGGTATGGCGTAACAGGCTGATCATTTGTCACCTTGACATTGATCGGATCACTGCTATTCAGCGGAGGAGGAAATTGAGGTAGCATAGTCTTCTTCGGGTTATCTCACTTGCAACAAGGAAGTTTTGTATTGGTTATCCCCTTACTCCAATTCGGATTGATATTAGCTTGGACGCTTAAGCTCAATCCTTAATTCAAACGGCGATACGTAACCGTAAGAGTGGCATTCGTAGTGTAGTTCGCGATCAAACCACGAACAGTCTGGATGTTCACAGACGACGTAGTCGAAGCGCTTGCACCAGCAGAAAACGTTCCCAGCAAAGGCAACGTGTTCGTGTTAGCAGAGTTCGATTGAGTCGTAGTGAAGTATCCAGTGAACGTATTCGTCTGCAACTTACCAAGCGAGTTGGTAATAACAGACGTAATGTTCGTCGCATACGTGATAGCACTTGTGTAAGCTGCATTCGTGTAAGTAGTCGAAGCAGTTGTGTTGTCATACAACTTCACAGTCGTGGGACCAACAGAAGCACCGAGCACAGTCACACTAGTAATCTGAACAGGATAAGTGAACAGGACACCAGTGCCACCAGCAGTGACATTCGTGCTAAACGTGGATTGGGCATTGGCGCTAAAGCCCATCAAGAGGGCAAGAGCGGCAATCGAAACAAACTTAATGAGGGATTTCTTCATGTTGATTATCAGGATTTGAGTTGTAGTTTTTGTGAATTCTTGGTTAGTTACTTCCCAAGAACACCATTCATTCATCATTTACGCGGCAACAGGGTTACGAGCACCACGGAAACGACGGAACAGAATCGGAAGCACACCACGCTTCTGAGTTCCAACAATACCAAGAACAGCATGAGAGATCAGCTGGAGGTATTCCTTATACTTATTGGTGTCCCAATAAGTTTGATCATTCTCATCAGTGCAAGGAACAGCAACGTTATCAGTCATGATAACGCGACCATTCCAAGGCATCGAAGAGAAGTTCTTCGGAGGAGCACCAACACGGAGCATGTCATACGGCTTACCACCAGAAACCAAGAACGCAACCTCAAACTGAGCATTGACGTAAGCAGGATTCGGAATGGTTTCACCATAGTTCTCTGCATCAGGATTCAACTCTTGAGTCTCTGGAGCAGGGAATGAATACGCATCAGGATTGCCGGGCTGGAGCGTAGTGTCAAACGCGATACGAAGAGGCATATCTTCGAGCTTACACATGACACGACCAAATAGACTGCCAGTGAAACCAGCAGTGATGATGTTCAAATCAATCTGCTTGTAACTCAACAGCCACGGATCATAGATGAACTGGTTGTAGGTATCGCTACCAAGAACAAGACAGAACTTCTGATCCAGAGGAGAGTTATCACCAGAAGGAAGTGAATTACCCTTGAACGCAGGCATACGCTGATCATCCAAGTGAGAGCACGCGAGATTGATCGCGTTCAAACTCAGATTACCGACATTGGCAATGCCAGCGATTGTAGCAGCAAGGTAAGCATTGGTCTTACCAGAAGTGCCAGTGGAGTTACCATCACCTTGAGGAGCCAGATAGATACCATCGTTGTTAGTTCCAGCACCATTTGGAATCATCAGATAGCGCGACTGATGGAAAATGTGTGTCCGAGCGAACACATCCATAAACCGCGAAACCTGCATGTTGATATTCTCAAGAGTGAAGTCAACATGGTCATTCAAGAAATCCTGGAAATTAGGCAAGAAGTTGAAGATCGGCGACTCAAACTTTTGATGACGCAAGCTAAACGGAGTAGCGCGCTCCCGAACAGCAATGATGTCTTTCTTCGCAGAAGAGCTAAGCGCAACTGGAAATGCAGTTGAACGAAGATGCGGAGAAAACTCCTTTTGAATAACCTTACCAAGGTTACCCATGTTTTGTTCCCAGTTACGGGAACCTAGCAGCTTGGACCAAACAGCCCAGGTTTTGAGTTGTTCAGCTTGTTTCTTTTGGAAATAAACCGGGAGCTTATTATAGCGGTCCCGATCCAATTCCGTCCACGACGTGCAAGCGTCGTTATCAATAGAGGGCAATCCAGTGGGCATAAACAGTTCGACTTTCTTCTATCTACTTATGCTGGGCGAGACAGAATTAAACCCAGATTGAATCGTTACCGTGATTCAAACAACGCGGGTTGCTGCCCTGCAACGAAACGTAGCAAATCCACTCGCTGCCCTGCGAACTGTTTAGTAGCACCTGTAGCTAGAGCAATAGCCGTGCCAAATCATAAATGATTTGTTCGGCGTGCTGCAACGCCTTGCGGCGTTGCCGCGCACGCCAACTGGCTTCAGCACGCCGCAGTCTTCGCGACCGCTTGCTCGACTCAGCGAGTGTCCCGGCTTCGGCACGCTCGGGCTAAAGCACACGCAACTTCCAGCGTGCACAACACCCTTGCTTCGAGCCGAACCCTCCGGGACTCCTCGCCCGCAACACTACTCCTCGCGCCAAAGAACGCATAACCCAACCGGAGGGATTAGCTCACAGTTGGGTTTGTAGCGAGGCTGAATGTTGTGTTGTGTTATGTCCCTCGCATGAATTTATCAAGCTGCTCGACTGTCATGTTCTCGACATCGGCAGTTCCTTTAGACCCAGATGGTGAGCTAGAGTTTATACTGGACATATTCGGGCCAGCCTTCTTCGCATCTGCTTTAATTGCAGCCTTTGCGGATAGTTGTTTTGTGAGGGCTTGATTGTTATTGTTCAAGATCTGAATGCAGGCCATCGCTTTCGCAAGGAAAGGTGAAAGAGGATGATCGCGCATCTCTTCTGGGATAGCGTGAAGAATGTTCTTGATTGTTGCTTGATGAGGAGAGTTTGGATCCTCGAAGAACGGAAAGTATTTCTTCTCATAGGATTTGATACCAGACACAATCTCATTCCTGCGCTGTGAATAACTGCCCGCAATTTGCTTCAACTCTTGCTCTGCTTGCGAGCGATACTGCGTGGCTAGTGTAAGCTGTTGCAACAGTTGGGCTTTTGCGGCAGGAGTTGCGGGCTGAGCTTTTCCTGCAACGTATTGACCTCTCTCGTTTGTTTCGAGAGGCTGCCAGTCTTCACCGGATTCACACTTCGCATACTGGTCTTGCCAGAACTTCGATTCAAACTGGAGAGCTTGAACCTCCTGAGCCTTCGACTGAAATGCGGGAGCTAGTTCATAAGCCCGCTCGTGGTCGTAAACTGACTTTGGTTCAGCCGTCTTTACTTTGAGTTCTCGCTCTTCTAGTTCTTTACGCTTCTCTTCGACCTTCTTAAACTCCTGATACTTGGGATACAATGCTTTGTAAGCATCGTTGCTCATTCCTTTGAACAACTTCACTTCATCTTCATTAAGTCCAGTGTAGTCACGTGCAGAAGACTTCTGAGGTTGAGCTTGAGGCTGAGGCGCAGCGGGGGCAGGAACAGGAACTTCTTCCTCCTCTTCCTTAGCCTTAGGCTTTAGCGTCGGATCGACATCTGATTCACCCTTGAGAAACTTTTCAAGAGCATCTCCATCAACATCGTCAGGAACAACTTTGACTTTTCCTTCTGGCACTGAGGGTGTGACCTCTGTCTCAACGACAGGAGCCTCTGCTGCCGGTGCCTCAGCAGCAGGAGTTGGAACTTCAATGACAGGAGGCGTATCAAATACGCTACCCGCGGGCTGTTCAGTAACTTGTGTTGTGTTTGTTTCTGCGTCCATAAGCAATAACTTTATCCAGCGTTTTACTCTCCAATAGCATCGCCCTGATCTTCGACGAAGACCTAGATTCATCAAGCGTTGCTAAATCTTTTGACTCTGCAATCAGATGTGCAGATTGACGTTCAAGTTCAGTCATGAACTCTTCTGTGAAGCTGTGACCAAGCCAACTCTGCTGCGATGCAGCAAACGCAACTTCATCAAATGGCTCTGGTTTCTTCTCGAACTCTACATTTGCAGAGCCTCCATTACGAAGGTGTTCATCGTAATCCGCTGCCATTTCTTGTAGTGATTTTGTCATCATGTCTGAGGTTGAGGTTGTTGAGGATTAAGGACAGCTTGAACTTGAGCCTGCAACTGCATTAGTTGTTGCTTCTGCTCTGGCGGCAAAGCAGCAAGCTCTTCTGGTCGATTCATCACGAGGTTCTGTAGCAAGTCTGCACAGACAGCGAGAAGTTGTTTAGCATTCTGATCATCTTGGATTGCAGTAGCCCATTGATCGCCTCCTTCTGGAAAAGCCGTCATCAACATGCTCCGCAAGAACTGACCGGCGGCAGCAGTCTGTGAGATCACTGGCCAGAACTCCTGCATCTTACGCACACGTTCTGCCCGCTGCACAACATCCACATCGCCCGCAGCTTTCACGTAATACTCACGTCCGATAAGGTCCTTATTGTTGGTCATCAAGCCAGTCGCTGGGTCTTGAATCTGCAAGAACTTAATCTTGTCCATCATCGCCAGACTTTGCACAATCATCCAACAACGACGATATACAGCACACACCCAAGCCGAATACAATGTAACTTGCACACCACTCAGCAGACCAGCTTGTTGCGAAGCAGCTTGAATTTCTGTGGCAGTCTTACGAGAGTCTTTACGATTGTTGACAGCGAAATCAACCTGGCCATTCTCGTCAGCGTTTGAAGTATTGAACCATTGCAGAGCACTCAACACAACAGGGTTTGGATACTCGGAATGGAAGAAGTCAACAGGCTTGTCATACATTGCGCCATGCTGCAACTTCACCGGCAACTGCTTCGGCGGGGCCGATGATCCTTGTTGCAAGTCAGATTTCACTGCCGCATACACATTGCTCGCCCGCATCATGCCATTGATGAATCCAGATGCAATCGCAGTTTGAGCTTCCTGTGCATACTGATCCATGAACACACGACCCTTCGTCGTAAAGATTTGTTGATTCTCTGTCTCGTGATAACGCAGAAGGTAGATTGGATACTGTGTTTCATCATCGTCTACGACGACCTCCTTCTGAACAGGCTGCATCATTTGTGAAGGCAATCCAGTCATTGGATCAGTCATCACAGTCTCCTGCATCTCAGTCACAACTTCAATATGCTGCCTACCTAAGTAGAGTTTCTCAGGCTTCTTGATCCAATCATTGCACGCACTTGTCGATCCAATCACTGTGCTCGAATCACAACGCCACGCAACATACACAACACCATTCTCACGGAAAAAGCATTTCCAGACGCGATAGTTCTTCAGTCCAGCACGAGAAGAGTCTTTATCTGCTGAGATGAGCATCTCAACCTGTGCACCGTCAAAACCAAACTCAAGGACAAACTTCTTCAGTTGTTGTGCATTCAGATCGTAACCACGACAAACATAGGATGCCAACTGCAAATCAAGACACTCGATAGGGAACAACAACTTGTCATGACTGACATGCTCAATGCCGACATTCAATGGCTTTGTCTCATCGAGAACAACTTCAACGGAATCCCATCCGTGAGTCTGCGCTCCATCAGTAGCTTTGAACATCGGAATCTCCCATTCAGGAAATCGCATGCCCTCAGTAAACGCTTGTTCGAGGGCTTCTTCTCCTTTCTGTGCGGTATCCCACATCCCGTGGCGTTCCCTAAAAATCAACGACCTGCGGGATTGTGTAAGGAATGCGATATACGACGGCTGCTCACGGCGTATGTTCTTATCTGCGACACGCTGCGGTGTGATGATTTCGTCATCCTTGATGACACCAGCAGAACGCATCTTCTTCACATCAATATCAATGTAACGCAAAGTCCGACGCACACGCGTCTGGATGAACTCCCCATTCCAGTCTTTCAGAAGCTCCTCGAACTGCGTCGAAAAGAAAGCATAATCCGAATACGTCCTTTCGGCTGGTTCGGCGGGTGTTAGTTGTGGATCAATTACTGTAGTCATAAATTTCCTGAATTACGTTGACCAAATTCGGAGCTTGAGCCTCTTTAGGCTTTACAAACTCCGCAATGAAATCTGCTGATTCTTTAGGTTTGCTTATTGTGAATTCGATAAGCTCCTTACTTGTCAAAGCATGAGATGCGCCTGTCACTTTTGTGGATTCTATGTCTACGACATCGCCTTTTGCAACAGCTTCTTGGAAGTTCTCGATTGTTAATCCTGTGAACGCAAGAACCATTGCATCTGCACGGTCAGGAGATTTATAGCCCTCAGATCGCATCTCCAATTTCGTTTGCATCCGAATCTTGCCGGTGCGCTTCGAGCGATCGTATTTACGAGTGGAGAGTTGTTCCACCAACAGATGATCTTCTTTCGGCAGAATGAGGTAGCACTCTTCGACAAGACGAGCTATCAAGAACCACAGCTCAGTTCCACGGTTATCGAACTCTGCTGTATTATATGCACGAGCTTGATTCAGAACCCGATTGACATTGACCCAACCTTTGTCTCGCAAGAGAGGCCAGACAGCACGACCAACACCAGAATCGTCGATGTAGATATTTGTTGAATCGAGAGCGATTCCATGCTTCCTCAGGAATGTGTCGATTTCTGTCACGATAACTGTGATGTCATCTGAACAGAACGTATGCTGCGCAAGTCGTTTGTTTCCTTGCCAAAGCGACAGGACACTTTCGTCTCCTCCTGTTGACATTGCGATATCGATTCCGACACGCTTCTGCCACCGCTTTCCAATCCAGCTAGTGGTTTTCTCAACACATTTATTTACCCACAGTTGTGAGATAATAAATTGCCCGCCGAGTTGCGTGAATAATGCGAGATGCTTCGACCGGAATATTGCACTGTTCTCGCCGTAACGAAGTCGATCCTCTTCGATGTCTTTCGGGTTTTTGTGGGAGCAATCGTAAGACGTAACTCTCGTGAACTTGTAACCAAGCCGTTCATGATTCGTGCAGCTGTAATGGAAATGTCCAGTCGGCTCGCCGGGCGTAGAGACTTCTAGCCAGTAATTGTATCCTGTGCATCTCGTCAACGCTTCGAAGATTTCGTCATGAATCGACTTCGCCTCATTCGTTATCACAGCCATCTCAGACCACGATTCCAGTGGATGATAACCTTCTGCTTTACCAGGTTCATCCGTCGCAAACAATCGAACTTCACTTCCAGTGTCATTGCATTTAATGAAACGTTTGATAACTTTGAAGCACTCTCGCCCGACGAGCTTGTTAAATTTCAGCGCGAGAGCACTGATATAATTCTCCGTCTGCGCAGTTAGCTGCACACCGGATGACGACGTGATCACCGTCAACGCCCGCTTGCGCGTCAAACAAAACCAAACCACGAAGGGCGCAATAACAAACGCATCTTTCCCTGATCCGTTACAAGCGCAAAGACAGAGTTTAAATGTGTCATGTTGCGTCGGTTTCGCAGACGCAATCTGGTGGCTAATGTTTAGTTGCCAGTTGTGGAGCGTTACTTCCGGATTGAAGAGTTGTGCTATTTCGGCGGGCTCGACAAAGTCGTAGACTTGAAGATCGGAGGCATCGACGATTGGATCAGCAGGAACTGATGACGGAGCGTCATCACGGCTAACGGCCGATTCGCCCGCTATAGCGGGTTGTTCTCTCTCATCACGTTCACGTTCACGCCTCTCCGCTCGACTTTCAACTCCACGAATAGCTGAATCGACGCAGCGATCCTCGTAGGATTCACTGCGTCTTTTCAACTCTTCTAATGCTTCCTCTGGTGTCACTTTAACGTTTCATGAACCGCTTCGCTTGGTTGATAGTAAGAGGAGGCAAGGACTTCTTTGCTGGTGAATCACCAGAAGGAAGAACAGGAACTTCTGGTTTCGGAGAGTTTCCGAAGATTTGGCCAGAGGTTGATTTCTCTGCGAGAATTGCTGCGTTCACAATAGGACCGGAAACTGATTCAACAGGTTGAGGATTTGAAACGGATTCATCACTCGCCACAACAAGCTCGTTCATCTTCGGAGCTTCTGCGGGCTTATCGACTGTTTCCGTCGTTTCCTCAAACCTTCCACAGCAAGTTGTAGCGTTTGTCATTGGAAACTTCGATTCGCCAGTCATCACCAACTGTGGCGGATTCGCACGACAATTAGCTTGTTGCGCTTCACTTCGTTTATGTGGAGTGAACCAGTGGACACAATTACGACATGATTTGTTCATATTTCTTATTCGTTACAGGCAATTCCAGCATTAGCCCACATGACAGCTTCTTGCAATTTGGTCAGAGCCAAAGATTGTTCTCGACTTGGTTTCGAGTTTTGACAAATGAGAAGTGCAAAATTTCTTGCATTGTCTCGTAACGTAACGTATCTCGCTTGCTGTCCCTCTTTTGGAGGATGATACGAGAAACGATTGTTGATATCCGCCAAAAGCTTGGCGTCCATTGACTCTACTACAGTTGCTTTATCACTCATATTTCATTCAGTTATTTCGCCAACACCATTTCCATTGCAGATTCACTTGCGGTGCTTTTCTCGCCCGCTGAAGCAGCCTTCACTTCACCCACATCAATCACACCGCCATTCATTCGCGATTTCGCCAGTTGTTCTCTGCTACGTCGCAAAGCTTCGTTTAATTGCAAAACGCCAATCCCAAGTTGCTGCATGTTTCGCAACCCTTTCACAGCCGCATCATTCCGTCCCTTATATTCATCCATGATGAATTTCGCAGCCCTAAATTTGACGCTCTCTTCTGGCGAATCCAGAAGTTGCTCCATCGTTTCTGCGGCCCGTTTTGCCACAGCGTTCTCGAAGAAATTCTTCTCCTCGACCTTGCCCTGCTTCAATTCAACACGATACGCGCAACTAGTCTGCGCCAACGACATGCGCACAGCATCAGCATCAAGACCCATGTCATCGGCAATGTCCTGCACGGACATTTCCAAATCCTCGTATCTCGTCTTAATCTCTATGTCTGCTGCACTGTTTAGCATAGCCTTCTCAATCCGCTACACAATCTCCAACACCTTCCACATCTTCGTTCCTCGCACAATCTTCCAAACATCTTCGCTGAATTCGTTTTTATTTCTCATACTTACCTTACTCTCATCGCAACATCTATGCCAGAGCACATATTGATTTACTGTATCTGCACGACGTATCATTTATATGGAGTCAGAATTCAGATTTTGAAGTATCAAATTTGTGAGAGTGTGAGTGTGTGAAAAATCGATTTCCACTTCTGGGGTGGTGGGTCACTTTGCATTGCAGAGTTCTTTGTGGCACAGAGTGAAAGTGTTAAAGTAAAGTGTTAAAGTAACGCTACCAAGGAAAGTTAGGTGAGACTAACATTATTAGTGTGTGCTGAAAAGTGAGACGATTTCCTGAAAGGGGTGTCAGTTTGCTCTTTTCCAGCCCGCTACGGTTCGCGCGTCACGGCTTTGCCGTGTGTCAGCCGCCAGCCACTAGCCTTTTGTGTCGTCCGTAGGTATTGCTTCGCTTTCGTGTCTGGCATGGTGCCGGGTGCGATTATCAGTAACACTATGCAAACTACCACCACACAAGAGCCACAGTCTACCACCACAGTCAAACTCTCGCCTGCTGTTGAAGCTGGCAAGTTCAATGGACACTTGGCTTCATTCGCACTTGGCGCGTTCAATTATTTGCTCGCGTTCAAAGTTTCGCGTGAAGTCGCACACAAGATTGCCATGGACTACGCTTCCGACATCGGACGTGGCATGTCAGAGAATCTTGAAATCGTGTCAGCCGTTGGCAAAGCCAAAAAGAATGGCGAGTCTGTTGTTTCGTTCAGTGGGAAAACTCACGCCGTAACGCAGACATTCTCCATGAGCCTCATTCGCGTATGCATTCTCATCGAGAAATGTCACGATGAAAAGTTCTTTGGCAAGCGCCCCGAATTGGACAGCCTCCCGCTGTCCGCAAACTTGGCCGATTACTTGGCCGAAGCTAAAGCATGGGCGTCACGGCAAACGTGGAAGTAGGTTGTGAGCAGGTCACCGGACGTGTATCTTTCGAGATATGCGTCCGGTCTTTCCCTTTTTCGGTAAAATCTAGAGGTTTGCAGAGCGTCTTTAACTTAATAGGTTAATTATGTGAGCAGACTAGGTAACAACATACGTTAGCGTGACAGGCAAACAACGTAATGTTGCGAGGCGCCAGCATACTTTAGCTAGGCTAAATCCTGTGTCGTGCATACGAGCGCGACTAGTGGTTGATTAGGTTAACGGAAAAAGCGGTGGATTTATCCATTGCTCTCCTAACTCAACGCTAACGGTGATATGTTTGTTTCTCTCTGGAAAGTGGCTACGCTTCTGGTTGTGTGCCGTCTGGAGAGACACAAGAGTTTTCGTGCATCTAGCGAAGGCTCTTGTGTCTTTCTACAAAAGTTGAGAACAAACAACTTATGGCTTCAAAACACTACACTCCAACAAAAAATTCGCGGGATTTGCGGCGGGCCGGGGACGAACTTCGAGCGGCGCGGCGCTCTTTTCGTGAGGCGACGTTTGGGCTTGCTCCGTCGAAACGCGAATCACGCGCGGGGCGCAGGGCTCGCAAGCAAGATATGCGCGAGTTTTGGCGCGTGAAGTTTCAGTATAATCCAGAAGTGCTATAATACTTAGGAATACGCGCAAGCTATTTTGTAAATCAATATGGAAAGTCGATAATCGACTTCGGTAGGGCTTTTTATATACTTTTATATATATAATATATTAAATGATACAGTAAGACATTATCCATATTGATTAAGATGATGAGAGTGTGTATTGATTTGTGAGATTGGTGTGAGCTTTGGCTAGTCTAGGAGTCCTAAACCCTAGAATGAGAAGTGCTAGAATGGCACTTGCAGAGCGTAGGCTGCATAAACCTACGCATTTTTATTTACTCATGAAAAAGAAACCTAACTCTGACAAGAGTTGGCCCTTCGAGGGCTTGAAAGCTTTCGGGAAGTTACGTTTGCAACTTGCGAGGGAGTTTAGCCCGCCAATCAGCGGAACATTGGCAAATTCGCATGGCATGATGCCTGCAACTGTCGTTATCATGCGTGGAGTGAGTTCGCACGCGATTGTGTTTGGGATGAATTGATAAGAGGATGAATTGATTATGAACAATCCAATTTGGAATTTCGTTGTGGCTCCATATCGCGGTAAATCTCGTTACGCGAAATGGCAGCAATTTTGCAATGACGCCGCAATTCTCTTTTGCGGCCTGATAGGCTTTGGCCTATTGTTCGTTGTGGCGTGTTGGTAATCGCAAGAATTTAACTAGCAATGAATCCACTCATTAGCTGCTAGACTCCTTGATGAGCGCAGCAAAAGGATATGTAAAGGCTAGTGAAAAGAAACCTAGAACAAACTCTGAGAGTAATAATCGCGCAATGCTGACTCTCGTGTCCGCGGACAATCAAAGAGATTCTAGTTGAGGTTAGCGGCATCACCAATAACATAAGATGCCGCAATTTAATTTATGCAAACCTTCCTCCCATATCCTGACTTTCGTGAATCTGCTCGTGTGCTTGACAACAAACGGTTAGGAAAGCAACGAGTCGAATGTTTGCAAATACTGCAAACGTTAGCGAAAGGGCCATATCAGAAGCGTATCTGTGATGCTTTAGGGTATGATGATGGATTTGCTCCTTGTAGCGACAAGGAGTTCGTTTCCCTACCAAAATACTATAAACGCCGCACTCCATGGTATAATCATCCAGCATGCAGGATGTGGAGAGGTAAGGAGCACGCTTTAGCTTTATATGGCTGTCACATCTGTTTTGAATGGCGTAAGCGTGGATTTCAAGACAATGTCATACAGAAGATTTGTGGAATGATGCAGTGGACTAATAACCTTGAGATAGCTTTACGCACGCTTTCTTTTGATCCACAATATCCAAAATACGATTATCCTTTGTGGCTCGGAAATAAAGAATTCCACGCCTCGCATCGGAGCAATTTGCTGCGCAAAGATTTCGCGTGGTATAATCAATTTGGATGGACTGAGCCAACAACGTTAGAATACGTTTGGCCGGTTTAATTAACTTTATTTCACCAGACAAGCCCGGCGCGGACGGGCCAGGCAATGAACAAAAGCGAACTAGACATGAAATTATCAATCATGTCGCGGATGTAGCTGCCTATTGCATCGTAAGTCAGCGAAAGCACACTGAATTGATAACTCAGAAAAGATGCCGTAGATGATGCAAGCCAGAAATACGCACTGGCTCTGGTGAAACTCTTTTAGAATGAGCGCGTGGCGGAATGTAAAGACGCAAGAAACAGCGTAAGCCATAGAATCACGATTGAAAAACATCGGTCAACCTATGCCGAAATGTTCTGACAATAGTCATGCAGGTTCAAATCCTGCCGCGCTCATTCTAATTCTTTTGTGAAACACAGTGGCGGAATTGGTAGACGCTAACTGTGTAAGAGAAACCTTAGCCAATGGCGAGGAAACGCAAAAATTTCTCATACAGGTTCAAATCCTGTCTGTGTTTCACATCTTCTTTCTATGCCCTCAACATCAAATCACACTTGTAACATCTGTCGCAATCCCATCGAACCAGCACGTGTTGAACTCAACCTTCACATCTGTTTCACATGTGCAGAACGAACTGTGCAACGAGTCAAAGGCGATATGAACTATCAACACAAGACAGCGCCAACGCTGATGGTCATGTCACCAGCGGAACATGCCAACTACAGGCGTTATGTTCCGTATGGCAAATACACAGGCCGTGGCAGTGGAACTCATGTGATGTCACGACCGGTGACTTCTTTGAAGTGACGACTAACGAATTTATCAATCATCCGAAACGGTCTGGCTAGAACCATCGGGTCTGGATGATTGAAACCCGGCCTTGCGTTTGCAAGTGTCCGGGGTAATTTTAATGGCTTTGAATTAAAAGCAAGAGTTCATCCTGTGGTAAAGGCCAAGCTTGCTTACTTCAATTTGTTAAACGAATACCCACTATGAAATCAGCAGAAGATTGGTATGATAATAATGACGCTACAACACGAGATGGTGTTATAGCTATACTCAAACAAATCCAACTCGACGCAATGCGCGAAGGGATGAAGAGGGCGGCGGATATTGCAAACATGAAAGGCTGTGGAATCATAACGCGACACGCAGTGAATGGTCCGTTTGATGCCTACATGTTTCGAGGAGACATTAGGCAGGAAATCCTCTCCGCCGCAGAACAGCTAACCGAGAAAGACCTATGACTTCCCAATGGACGCTAGATTCAGTCGCTGACATTGGAGAACCTTTCTACGGAACATCAATGAGCCGTAAAGGTGCCGTATTATTTCAACTCCAAGAATTATTTATATGACTACTATCACATTCAAAGCCACTCAATATTCCGGTGGAGTCTCTTATGTTCCAGTTTCATTAGAAGATGAATACCTAATGCAACACTGTCTCGACACTAACCATGCATCTATCAACCACGGCGGAATGGAGAAACTAAAAATCGTAGCCGAAGCACACGGCTGGAAAGTGGAGATTGTATGAACCTGAAACTCATTATGCTGAAGAAGGATAACCTATGACAACCAACGAAATTAACATTGCGATTGCGGAGGCGTGTGGGTGGGAGCCACTACCGGAAGGTTGCTTTCATCCTGACAACCCGATTGGCCAGCGTCTACCCAACTACACCACCGACCTAAACGCGATGCATGAGGCGGAGAAGGTGCTATCAGTCAAAGAAGAACTGATAAGGCAGTGCTACCTAGATAACCTATGCATAGCTACCAATGGTGAATCCGCTGAAATGGATGGCAGCTATCAAGAAGTGTGGAATATGTGTCACGCCACCGCCCGTCAACGCGCCGAAGCATTCTTGCGGACAATTGGTAAATGGAAGGAATAAGATTATGAGCGACACAAAGACACCAGAGACGGATTGGGTGATTAAGAATTGTAACGGCTGGCACCACGTTCCTGCTGAAAAGGCAAGAGAACTCGAAATTGAACGCAACGCGTTGATTGATGAGCGTGACAAATTGAAGGCCGACGCGGCGGCGATGCAGGAGGCGTTGGAGCAATATGCTCGGCCTGACTTCTACTTGTTCCTGCTTAGTCCAATGGGCCAAAAAAATGACCCATGCTCCAAAGCCGCTGCCGCCCTATCCGTCAACGCTGGGCGCGAGTTGCTGGGCGAGTTGAAACGGTTGCGAACAGAGCTTGCCGAAATGACCACCATTGCAGAAAAAGCGCGCACTCGTGAACTTGAACAGTTGGACGAACTTTCCACACTTCGCACCGACCTCGCCAAAGCGCATGCGCAGTGTGCGAAGCTAAGGAGCGAGGTTGAGAGGGCGTGGCGCGAAGGTTTTATTGACGGGGACTTTGGTGAAGCAAGCGCAGATGATTGCTGGAATCAAAGCCGCGCCCGCAAAGTAGCAACCGGAGAATTAAACAAATAACACACTATGCCATATCCACTAACATCCATCATCGAAGTTCGTGAATCTTCTGCTTCATCCATCACTGGCATTGCACGTCAACCAATGTTTCCTCTCGATCGAATCAGAATCGAAGAGAAGACATATGAAGTGCGAGAGATGACTAGTGAAGGAATGAAAGAAGGAACTGTAAGATTTGTAGCAACTCGTGTCAGTTAAACAACAAACAAAACAAAAGCAGTATGAATATATCAATAAACATTCCAGTCTCACACACCACTACACCAGAACTTCCTGTCGAAAGTCCTATTCGATACGAGACTGAATCTAAGAGCAAAGGAAACAATAAGAAACACAACCGCAAGTTCCCCGGTCCATCTCTTCAAGAGCAGCGTGACTTCTTGAATGGATTCAATCGTGAGGAATACTACAAGAAATACGTGCGTTAACATGAGAACTGCCTTCTCTAGTCGAGTCGATAGACGAACAGCACAAAGTAACGGAGAACTTGGTGCTCCATCAGCACTCTCCAAACGAGGTGCAGTCGCTGCTGCTAAATGAGAAATTGATGCAGCTGTGAAACGAATCATACCAGTGAATCCACTAGCCCGCAGAACAAGGGCACAAAGAGGATTGAAGGACTGACTAACAAATCCTCTCACATCGCTGGCATACCACCAGCTAAGACTAATACTTGAGAATTTGAAGACATGTTATGTAGTTCTGGACGCTTGCATAACTGTCTTCTAACACAAACAAAACTAATAAGCGACCAGAGATAAATGAAAGAACAACAATGAGCGAAGCTACTAATACACAAACTCCTGCTGAAGCACAGTCTCCTGAGTCTGAAGTCAGCGATCCGTTTGCTGGATTCCACGGCACTCGTAACGGTGTCAAGGTTCCTCTGCAACAGAAGTTCGTCCTCAAGGGAACGAACAAGGGCACGCCGTATGTCACGCTGAACTTCAACGCGCTGGATGACAGTGCATTGATCACGGCTGCTGGCATTCCGCTTGTGCGAAACCTGATCGAAGCTCACTTCAATGTGGCTGGTCGTAATAACACTGAGAACCTTCTCGGTGAGAAATACACCAGTCTCGAAGGGCTGGATATGGAGCAAGTGCAAGCGTGGGCGGATGGTATCGTCGAAGAGCGTGTGCCAACTTCTCAGTTGCGCAAGCGTTTCTTCGAGTTGATGATGAAGGCGACCACGACTCAGGAAGAGGACGAGGAAGCGTTCGAGATTCGTGCGGAGTTGCGCCGTCGGACGAAGTAGAGTGTTACGATAACAATCACAAGTTGTTGAGTAATCGAGTGGCCGTTGGACTTCACAAGAGTTCAGCGGCCATTTCATTTACTTCACAGATTGGCATGGCAAATGCTACAGTGAATGGATACAACCAACGATACTGCAAATAAATATGGAATCCAATACAGCTAATCAATCTATGTGTTCGGTGTCTATCAAACTTCTGCTCGACTTGATGACGAGAGCAAACCCGATGAGCGAGCGAGAAGAAGTGGATGGTATGGATCACGAACTTGTTAGGTCGTTGCGTGATGCTGACCCAGACGAGTTACATCACGTCGTGCACGTGACAAAACGAGGAGTGATTTGTATCTATCGAAAGGCGGAGTGGCATCGTTCATTTGCGAAAACTCTCGCTGATGAAGAACGCAAAGCGAAGTTGTTAGAAGATGAGCTAGCGTATCAACATGCGAAGAGTGTTGTGATGCAGTTCTTTCTTGAAGTATTTCCGGGAAATAAAGCGCAGGCTGAGAAGATGTTCATGCCGATGTGCAATAATCCGAAAGCTCTAATCGAGAAAGCTCGAAAGATTGAGATGGCTAAATTGATGGAGAAAGGATCGTGAATAATTATGAGTGATGCAACATGGGAAGAGGAGTTCTATCCGATTGATGCGAGTGAGTGGAATGGTAATGCGAAAGATTCACTGCACAACCAGATAGGTGCAACGAAACACTCTCTGCAAAAGTGGAAGGGATTGCGAAAAGAGAATTTGGAGAAGCATAAACTAGAAGAAGCACCTATAAGTGTGTCTTCTTCCACTTGTGCTCTGTGTCAACTTGCTGACATAGAAGACAGAGGAGACTGTGACACGTGTCCATTGTTTCGTTGTCGTGGTGATGTTAGTTGTGATAATGAAACTGAAAATGAATGTCACAGTCCTTATCGTGCTTATGTTGACGATTCTCCATCCGATCCAGAACCAATGATCCGCGAACTCGAATGCACACTCGAAATGCTTGAGAAAGAATTGAAAGATGAGCAATCCAAATACTCCTCCGAAACCAAATAAACCAGCAGGCTGGCACAGTCAACGCACGTTCGGAGCACAGACTGAAGCCGCCAAGTTAGCGTTCCTGCAAAAGCAATATGAGGGCACTGCACAACGAGTGCGCTTCATGCATAGGCTTGGCAAGGCGCAAGATTTATTCACAATCTGTGACTCACTAGGTGTTGATAGAGCAGGGCGTGAGAACAGAATTGTAACGCATGATGAACTTACTGCACTAATCCTGCAAGGACGTGAGTTACTTAGTGCGAAACCGAAAGTTGCAGAGCAACCAAAGGTTGTTGCGACTGAACAACCGAAGCCTGCTGAGGTCAAACCAACTGCACCTGCACCACCAGTAGCTCAGCCCACAGAAGAACACGTTGAGCAAGACATCGTTCTCGATCTTCCAGAACTAGAGAAGAATCCCAAGGTTATTCCATTCGGATTCCAGATTCGTAAAGCGAAAGAGCTTGTTCGTAATCTGCATGTGCATAAGCATCGTGCTAATCTTCTACTCGCAGGCACTGGATTTGGAAAGACTTACATCCTAAGTGCAGTGATCGCAGCACTCAAACGTGTAGGATACTTCGATGACTGCCGTTCAATGTGGCCAGTGTTGTATGTGACGAAGGCTTCGATTGTTGAGCAGACTGTTCGTGTGTTGAATGATCAGTTCGGTGTGGATGAAGAGACATGCATGGTCACGAACATCGAGCAACTGCGGGCTAAGCTAGGCAAGATGTTCATTCATGAGCAGACTTGTGTAGTGAGTGGGCAGGAGCATACGATATTTACGTGGCGTCCACGTAACATTCCTCGTCTAGTGATTTGGGATGAGTCTCAAATTCTGAAAAATGTTGACTCAACTCAATCGCGGATAGCTCAAGCATTGAATGACATAACGGAGTTGTCACACGGAGTGGAAGCGAATAAGGTGACGCAGATATTCTCTAGCGCGACTCCGTTTATGCGAGTGTGTGAAGCAAAGTGTTTCTGTGTAGCAACGCGGGCTGAGATGGGAGACTAGGAATTTATGCCAAGAATACCACTACATCTACAAAAGAAGCGAGGACCGAAGCCTAAGCTGAAGATGTGTTATTGCGGTAGACCATTGTTTAGAATGAAGCACAACTGTCCTGTTTGTGAGGTGTGCGACAAGCTTGAGTCCGCTGGAGAACAGAAACGACACACGTCAGGCATACGTCGTCGTGTTGGATTACAACTTGCAGTAGAACCTTACGGTTGGTATGATGGTGGAGTGAATGGGAGATATAATATATGAAAGGTCACCTAACAAATGCAGTCTGGCCCACGTGGTCAGCAACAATCGCAGCGCCCGCAAGTGTGGACGAATACGACCCACCCGCGATGGAGCGTTTAATCAAACTGATGAAGCCTTACATTATTGACATCAAGGGTGTCAAGGCTAAGTTCCCAGCACGCAATCGTGTCAAGCTCATTGAGTTTCGCACGGACAAACAGCGTGAACAATACAAACTCACATGGGAGAAGTATGAACGTGAGATGGAATTGATTCGCGGCGGCATGAAAGAACTCGGTCGATTCCAAGAGCTTGTAGCGATGATGAAGTTCTCGCAGAGTGCAGAACTAATTCGTCACGAAGAGGTTGCTGACATGGCAGATGACATCTGCAAACGAGGCAAGGCTGCTGTCGTAGCATACAAGTTCAAGGAATCTATTGCTGCGACAATCAAAGTGCTGATGAACAAGCACGGATACAAACGCAATGACATCAGTATTATATGGGGTGGCATGGGAGGCATGTTCACGAGCGATGGCAAGGTGAAACTCAAGGAGAAGAAGATTCCTGAGCGCACATTCAATCTGTTCCAGCCCGAAGACTTGGAGTTGTTCAAGTCGCTGAACGTGCGTCTTATAGTCACGTCGAACGAAGACGAGAACAAAGTCGTGAAGACTGTGGATTTGTCTCAAGAGATGGACGATCGTGAGAAGCTCACGAAAGCAGGACTGAAGTCTATCACTGCCGATGATCTTCAGAACATGAAGCTCGGAACGCAATCGAAGGCACAGCGTCAGGATGAGATTGATAGATTCCAAGATGGCAAGAGTAAGATTTGTTTGTTCACATTCAAAGCTGGTGGTGTAGGCTTAAGCTTGCATCATTCGAAGCCTGAGTTGTTGCCACGTGAAAGTATCATTGCGCCATGCTACAGTGCGATTGAACTTGTGCAGGGTTTAGGAAGAGCACCACGACTTACGTCGCTGAGCGAGACAATTCAGACAATGATCTTCTTCAAAGGAACAATAGAAGAACATATCGCTGACAAGGTGTCACAGAAGTTGCGCTGTCTTCGTGAAGTTGTGCGTCAACGTGAGTCATGGGAAGATTGTATTGTCGAAGCGGCACAGACACATCGTGTGTCGTTTGATAGCAATGGCGAGAAGATAACGGAGATCGTCGATGACTCTGGTGGATCAGATGTGGATGAAGAGGAAGAGGAGGGAGAGGAATAACATATGAACATCACACGACCAATGAGGGCAGTTACGATGTCATCGCTTGATGACATCAAGTTTCCTGTCTATGTTTCGTATAAGCTCGATGGCATACGTTGCATCAAAGTTGCAGGCAGAGCTTTGTCGAAGTCGATGAAGCCAATCGTTAACGCACAACTGCGTGCGTTGATTGAAGTGCCAGAGATTCCAGATGGATTTGATGGTGAACTGTGGGCTGAAGGAATGACGTTTCAAGAGATTGAATCCATCGTGATGACAGAGGATGCAGATGTGAAAGGATTGAAGTGGTATGTGTTTGATTGGGCTAGTCCTTTTCCTTTTGACTCTAGATACAGAGCCTTAATAGAAGAGATGCGAAGTGGTCATTGCTCATCTACACAATGGATAGACTATATGAAATGTCTTCTGATCCATGACAAAAATGGATTGAAAGAGTCTTTTAATATATCGCTGTCTGTTGGAGGAGAAGGCCTCATCATCCGTAATCCTCACGCTCCATACAAATGTGGTCAATCCACAATGACGAAGCAAGAGCTAGTCAAATGGAAACCAATGGTAACTGGTAAAGCTATTGTTCTGTGTGCAGTCGAAGAGATGAAGAACAACAATCCTGCATTCAACTCTGAACTTGGATTAGCGAAAAGGTCACACAAGAAAGTGAACAAGGTTCCTGCTGGCACACTGGGTTCGTTGCTAGTTCGTGACCTTGATTCAGGTATCGTCTTCAACATTGGAACAGGATTCGACGACGAACAGAAAGCTCTGCTGTGGGCTAGACGTGACACACTGTCTGGCACGATAGTCGAATACGAATCACAAAAGTGTGGAGTGAAAGAAGCGCCCCGCTGCCCTGTCTTCAAACGATTCCGTAACAGAAACGATATATGCGCGTCATTGACCTCAGGAAAGTAAGCATCGCCACCTCATGCTGGGAGAACAACTATGGCATGAGAGTTGAGAAGAAGCCAGAGCAGCCGACATTTCTTGGTGCTCGTATGCACGAGAAGCGTCCACTACAACAAGCAGACACATGGACATTCTGTGTGATCTTCGAGTTTGGTTCACGAAGGACAGAAACATTCTACGGAACGCGCGCTATCAGTCTTTGGTCCGCATGGAAAGCAAAACAATTCGGAGAAAGTCAACCACGTCGCAAACAACCACGTCAATCACTTAAACATAAGCAACAGCTAGAACTCCTATGACACCAGAACAAAAAGCAGAAGAGATGCGCAAGTTCAGAGAGCAACTTCGTGCATCATCCGGTAAAGAACGTATCAACATCTTCAAGGCTGCCAATGTTATCAATGAACATGAGGCCCGCAAGATGACCTTGCAAATCCCGAAGGCTCCGCCTGCTCCTGCAACTGTGCAGCCCGGTCAGCCTTCAATGACATGGCTTGACAGATTCATCACACAAGACCCTGCTCTAGTTGAGATGAAAGAACATGTCAAGAAACTTGCACCATTGCAACATCCTGTTCTCATTCATGGTGAGAGCGGAACGGGTAAAGAACTCATTGCCCGCGCTATGCATAATACACGACATGGCAAGTTCGTCGCTGTGAACTGCGCTGCTATCAGTGAGAATCTCATCGAGTCTGAACTGTTCGGTCATGCCAAGGGTTCATTCACTGGTGCTTACACTGATAAGATAGGATTGCTTCAAGATGCGCGCGATGGCACAATCTTCCTTGATGAGATTGGCGACTTGCCGAAAGCAATGCAACCAAAGTTATTGCGAGCTATTCAGAACAAGACAGTTCGTCGTGTTGGTTCAACACAAGACGAAGAGATTTCCTGTCGATTCATTAGTGCTACACACAAACATCTGTGGACTGCCGTCAATGATGGTGAGTTCCGTATGGATTTGTATTTCCGTCTTGCTGTGTTCGAAGTAGAAATCAAACCAATGCGTGAGCGTTGTCTCGAAGATTTCATCCTACTTGCAAAGGCTTATGGTGGAACAGAAGAGGATGCTCAATATTTGCATGACAATCGAGCACAACTGAGAGGTAACATTCGACAAATGCAGCACTGGTTTCTACGTAAGCAAGTGCTCGGTATCAATTCATTGTGATATATGAACACATATCAATGTGGCATACAACTTGCTAATAAGGATTTACGATATGAGTGATGCTATTACTACAACGTCCTTCTTAGACGGCAACCTTCCAGAGGATAAACAGAGAGGAACAATAACGCCCAAGCCTCATAATCGGGAGCGATACACTGGCGGCACACGTCCTACATATTACAAGGCAGAGTATGGTCGTGCGATTCTTCCTCATCTTGTGAAGATGATTGAGAAGAAGACTGATATTGAATTCGCCCCCACTCATGGTGAAAAGTTGACGACGGTTTATCAGCGTGTGCAACAGTCGTTCACTTACGCTGTGGATAATCTCGATGTCGGAGGTCAACTGGAATCTCTTCGTGCGAAAGTTGTCTTGCGAAAGACACCGAGGGCTATCGTGTTGTGTTTCAAAGAGAATGCGATGAACTATGGGCGACAACAATCTGTGTTGCGTGAAGCTCTTGTGCGTCATGATGCGTTCGCAGTTCGTGATGTTGTCACTGTTGAGTGGCGACCAATGCTGAACACGTTCATGGAGAACAGTGACAAGAAGGAGTTGAAGATTACGGATGGGATTTTTCTTGCGCCTGAGGATCAAGAGACTGTGAAAGCTCTTGTTGCGTCTGCGGAGATGATGAATGATCCGATGGAACTTGTGACGTTAGATGCTTACGTGCTGCATATTAGGAGGAAGTCGTAACATGACAATCGAACAACTTCTTGATCTACCTGCATCTGGACTCGAAGCAATTCCAGATGATCAACTCGTGAAGATGCTTGAACCTTACTTCAAGTTCACGCGTCCTGACACAAGTAGAGGAACTGGAATGTTGCTACCAAAGACAGGAGTCAGCAGTAAGATGAAGTCGGCGGCAGTGAAACAAGAACAAGGAATGAAAGCTGTGTTGAAGAATCTCGACTTTGGAACATTGACTGACGAGAAGATGATGGCGTTGCGTAAGATGATGCATGGTAAATAAAGATATGCCAAAGAAAATCATAATGCTTAACTCTTCCGCTTTGCGGAAGTCTGCCTGCAAACGCAGGTTGAACTATGTCCTCGAAGGATATAGCAACAAACTTGTTCCGAACGATATCGTGTTCGGTTCTTGCTTTCATGATTTTGTCGCTGAGTATCGCGTGAACGGTCAGAATGTCACAGCAGCAACGCAGAAGGGCTGGTCTTATCGTGATGGTGTGAAGAACCTCTACACGAAATATCGCAAGGAATTCCTAGATGACTTCAATTACTTCCGAACTGTCTGCATGATGTGGGCAATGGAAGATTCGAAGTGGCAGACGTTGTGGATCGAGAACATGCCGCTGGTGGAAATTCCTTGGGCTGTTCCTTACTGGAGTGGTGAACACATCGAAGTCATCTTGTGTGGAACGATTGATGATGTGTGTATGTCGCGCGAGAATCCAGAAGTGCTTGCTGTCCGTGACTACAAAACAACATCAGCTTACAAGGTCGAAGAATACTTCAACAAGTATCGCATGTCTGTGCAGTTGATGTATTACTACGTTGGACTAACTGAAGCGTGTAAGTTGAAACCGGATTCGCAACTCGCAAAGCTCTGGTTGAATGCGCCCGCGAAAGGTGCATTTATTGAAGGCGTCTTCATCGACAAAGATCCGTCGAAAGTGAAGTATCAAACGTCAGACTTCTTCACATTCTCTGATGATAAGATTGCTGAGTTTCACATGCAACTCGGAGAGTTGTGCCAGAGACTAGACAAGCCAGAAGGATATGAGTTCCCACGAGAGGGCCTGATAAATGCTGCATGTGAGTCCGATGGTTATGGCAGAGCTTGTGAATTCTTCGAGGCTTGTGCAGCAAAGACTCGTGAAAACCA